AATGGAACTGGAAAAAATGAACCTGTTAGCACTGTTGCCAATGCTCAACCTGTCACTGTTCCTGCTGCTGTTCCTGCTGCTGTTTCAGTTGAGCAGTTACCAGAGTTACCGCCAGTTGAGCATATTGACCAGTTACCAGCAAATGTTATTCAGCATCAAGCTGCAATGGTTGTCAGTAATAACGGTGTGTGTATTGCTAAAAACGCTGACGGCATGACATTGCCAGTTACTCATGCAGAATGTTTATCATTATCTGTGCAACGTCATTCAGCGTCTTTTATACCAATGGATTTATTAACCCCTGTTTATGTAGAAAAGGAATTATCAAGTAATGAGCAGCCCAACAACAACTAAGCCAGTTTATGAATGTGTTGAGCTTGATGATGTGGGGCAATGCCTTACTTGGGAAGTTGTTGAACAAAACGAGGTTTCACCACCCCTCGACCAGTCTGAACAAAACGAGCTGCTAATGGCTGTTTTGTCTGTGATGGTGCTAGTGTGGCTTTTTAAAATGCTCAAACGAGCGATATGAGGTAAGTGTATGAACAAGTTACAAAAGTTAGGTTTGATGACTGCTGCTTTTTTTGCGTCTAGTGCTGCAATGGCTGCCGCTCCATCTGTTACAGAAGTTGTTAGTGATATTGGCGATGCAAAAGCCCCTATTGCTGCTGTAGCAGGTGCATCATTGTCTGTATACGTTGGTTTGCGTGTCTGGAAAATGGTTCGACGCGCTATCTAATAACAGCGTTTACTTTTTTATAGCTGCTATTGGGTAACCGATAGCAGCTATTTTTTATGGGGTAATGTATGTTACTTGATTATCTGCCCGAACTGATTATTCTTTGGGCTTGCTATCAACTATTATTTAGGTAGGGCGATTATGAGTAATTATCAGGTTTTTGGTTTTGTTGTTGGCGGAATTTTGGGCTGGTGTTATTTAAAGCCCTTTTTAGTCGCTTTGGTGGGTTTATGAAAAAAATATCAATCATCTTTTTATCGTTTGTAATATTCATTGCTCCGCCCTTTGCTTATGCTGGCGTTGGTAAATACATTATAGATATAGTTAAGCAGACGCCCAACGCGGTTAAAGTAAGCGCGACTAATACGGCAACTGGTGCAAAACACGTTATCAATCATGGCGTATCATCGCGTGATATGGCTACTGCTATTGGTGCTGGTGTTATTGGCATGGGTGTTAGTGGCGGTGTTGGTCTTGCGTTTGAAGTGATTACAGGTCTTGCTCTTGACGCTGTCGACTGGGTTATGGATGCTGAAAACAATCAATTAAAATGGAAATTGAAAAATGAGGGTGGAGGAGGTTCATACGGTTACAAAGCATCTAACGGTGCTGGTGGCTCTACTCCTGCTCAAGCCGCTTCTGCTGGATTTGTTAAATCTGGCGTTACTGGTGATGGCGTCACTTGTTACACTCAAGATGATTTTACATATTCGTGTAGAAATAATCTTGGGCAATCAATCAATGTTACTAAAGATGTTTCGCCGCCTGAAGAATTGCCATGGAAAAAAATACCACTTCCCACACTTGCACAAAAAACGATTGATTTAGCAGATGGCGGTAACGCTCAAGCAGAAAAAACCGTTGAAGACTACGTGAGGAAAATTGCCGAGCGTGGGGATTTAGATGCTGAATTGGACGCATCAACCGACATTACAAAATCAGATAAAGAATGCAGTGCTGGTTATGAAAAAGTAGGGAGTATTTGTGTTAAAAAAGCACAAGATGAAAAAATATGCCCTGCGGATACTATAAAAGTCGGTGATAAGTGCATAAAAAAACCTGATAGCGACTCTGATAACCCAGCTCAATGCGGTGATTGTTGTGACGAAATGACGGAAATACTAGGCGCTATGGCTGATATGAATGCGGAATTCTACGCGAATTCGTTAGATAATGATGCTCAGATGCTTGTTAATTTAAAGTTAGTTAATGACCAATTAGATGCAATATCAACTGATTTTAATCGGTTATTAGCAGAAGCTAAAAAAGCCAATCAGACATTAACAGAGATTAATAACAATCAGACATTACATTTTAATGAGCTAAAACAAAAAGTTGATGAGCTAAAAAATTCTGTTGAAACTGGCAATGCTGACATATTAGCTAAACTCGGAGAAGTGCAATCTGCTATTGATTTAACCAATCTTAAGCTTGAAGAAGTTAATCTTAACTTAGACAAAATTAATGATAACCTCGAAAAAATGCAGAAGTGCGAAGAAACCGAATTTAATAAAAAGATATGTGATTTTATAGATTGGGTAAAGCAAGAACCTGACGCAACAGAAGACAGTGGGGCGGTTGATATTATTGATAAGTCTGAGGGAATAAGCGTGGACAAAAACAGAATTAACTTTAGCAATCAGTGCCCAGCACCCACGCCAATCAATACCAGTGTTGGTGGTTTCCCTGTCAGTACAGAATTGAACTATCAGCCGTTATGTGACTTCTTTGAAATGCTTAATCCGTTTGTCATTGGCATGGGTGGCATATCCAGTGCATTAATTATTGCTGGAGGTGCTCGCCGTGGGTAATTTTTTATTTAACATTGGTCAGTCGCTTTTAAGCATTGGCATTAAAAAAGCGCTTATGGGTGCTGGTCTTGGCTTAGCAAGCTATGCTGGATTGTCTGCGATGCTTGATAACATGATTACCAGTGCTGTGGTGCAAATGCAAGGCGGTTCAGCGGTCGCCTTAGCGTTTCTCGGCATGAGTGGTATGGATACCGCCCTTAGTATGGTTATGTCGGCTGTGCTTGTACGTGCTACCATCTTTGGTGCAAGTCTTTCTTTAGTCAAAACCTAAAATAAGCTTAAAAACCTATGGTCGACTTTTTCGAGGAAGTTTTTCAAAAAGTCCCAAAGACTTTTTGAAAATACTCCGCAGAAAAAGTGACCCGCGCTCCCCGCGCTAAGGGGTTTAATAAACTCTACGCCCGATTGGGCGCGCTCCGCTTGCGCAGCACGTACCGAGAGGGCGCAAATGGTACACGTTCTTTAGTAGTGTACTCTTGTCCCATATATGCTAAAATGCCACTTTATTTATTAGATAAAGGGCTTCCCCGATGCTTGATAGCTTGGTTTTGCATATTCCGCTTTACTCTGAATTTTTCACTGTTAACGGTCATTTACATTCTATTATTGGCGATATAGCCGATTACCAGGTCAGGGCTGTGCCGTCATATCTTAAACGTGACCCCATCACAAAAGAGGTAACGCTGGGTGATTTATATAGTCCGTTTGAAAGTTTGCCGACTTCTTTTAGCTCAATGGCAATGAAATTTTATGCCGTTAATGTCGCCAATACTCCGCCTTATGTTGCTATTAATGCCAGTGCTAAGTTGTTGGAAGGTCATAACGTCTATGGCGGTGAAAGCGTGTTAAATCTTGCTAGTGAAATGCTAGCGTTATTGAAACATAACTATCCTTTTTTTTACGATACTCTTGATATAAGGGCTGCGAGAATTTCGCGCATAGATAGCACGTACAGTGTGCGATTATCTAGTGAGCGGCTAATTCAACCTGTACTTAGGTTTTTAAAAAATGCTGACACTGGACAACGCAAAGCGGATAACAGACGAGATTTTCACAACACCGTTTATTTTGGTCTTGCCAAATCGCCTTACGGCGGGGCTAAAATATACGGTAAACATTACGAATTGAAAGAAACTATCAAGGCTTTGGAGCAATCTGCTAGCCGTGGTAATACTCAATCTATTAAGATGCTAGATATATTCAGTCCTGAGCTGTTAGAATATGCAAAAGGTCTGCTTAGATTTGAATGTACTACTAAAGCTCGCCAGTTAGAAAAATGCAATCTACCCAAAAATCTATGGGCGTTTATTGACTATCAAATGCATACAGATAGAGCCGTATTAGCTAAACTGTGGCGTATGTGGTTTGACCCCATTTTATCTACTCTAAAGGGTGACATTATGCCAGATATAGACGATAGTGACGTGTACTCTCGGTGCACATCTAAACTATTTACTTATACTGCTAAGGGCAATATAAGCTACGCTAAAGCGCACACTGTTTACAACTTTTATAAATTGTTAAAGCAAGACGGCTATGAGTTAGTCAAGCAACGCTACACTCGTAGCACATTTCATAGAAATATAAAGGCTCTTAATGATATTGGCTTTCAGTTAGCTGTCCTTAAAAATCTAGCAAATGAGGTGCTGCCAACTGTGCCAGTGCAGGATTTAGTCATCCTTGATTTTAAGGGTCAATTTCCGTCTGATTATAAACCTGTGTTTAGCGAGCATTTAAAAGACTATACAAAATACATTCAGGGTGATATCATTGGCTCTCGAATGTTTCCAAACCTTATCGGCTTAGATGGTGAATTATTACCACAGGCTGATGACAGAAAAGTGAAATATAAATTTAATAGTAAAAGGGCGTAACTATGAAAATGCTAGTCAATCGTATTGAGCATACAAATATTCAAGGCGTTTCAAAAACTGGTAAATCGTATCATATTGATAATACGATGATTGCCGTGTCTGTGCCGTTTGATAATGCTGATGGTTTCGGTGTGAAAGAAATGGTTTATCCGTTCGGCGACTCCTCAAATTTCCAAACCCTAAAGCATTTGCGTGGTTCTTTGCCCGTCGAGTGTGATATTCAGTTAGGGGCTGAGCTTAACTCTTATGGCAACGTAGATACAGCTATTATCAGCATTAAGCCGACATCACCAGTCAAGGGGCTATAATATGAATGATTTGCAAAACGACTTAATAGTTTATGCTCTCGGCGGTGGTTCAGCTGCTGACATTGAGTTTCACGAGTTAATGAAAGAAAACCATATCAGTATTCTTGACGCTTGCGTTGAGCTTGAGCGTCTAGAGTATGAGATAGTGCGTTTATTAACTGGATTTCCCGATGAAATGGGCGACTAATGCTCCGCCTTATAACAGGGATTCCGGGCGCTGGTAAAACTCTTTATGCTGTATCATTGCTCAAAAAGGTTGTAGAGGAAAATGCAGCTTTACCCGCATCTGAACAGCGTAAAATATACTGTGATATCACAGGGTTAAAAATTGAGGGTATTGAGCCACCGCCACTAGATTGGCGCGACACACCGCCCAAAAGCTTATTAATTTACGATGAAGCACAATTTCATAAACCGTTTCAGCCCTCAAGGGGGCTAAGCTTTTACGATTATATTCAAGAGCTTACAATTCATCGTAAGACAGGGCATGAAATATGGTATATTACTCAAGACCCTAAACGGCTGCATAATAATATTTTGGATATGGTCGAACAGCATCATCATTTAGATAGACCCTATGGCGCAAAATTGGCAACTATTTTTAAGTTTAGGGGCGTTGAGCGAATAACAAAAAGTGAGAGCGCAAAGGAACGAGCCGAAAGTAAGACGTTATTTAATTATGACAAAAAGCTGTTTGCGCTTTATGAGTCTTCGCAAGTTGATGATGGTATTAAGTTGCGATTACCGCCAAAGCTCTTTATGGGTATAGCAGCAATACTGGCAATCATTGGGTTTAGTGCTTATCTGTTCTTTGGTGAAAGCACACAAAACATGGTAAATGGAACTGGAAAAAATGAACCTGTTAGCACTGTTGCCAATGCTCAACCTGTCACTGTTCCTGCTGCTGTTCCTGCTGCTGTTTCAGTTGAGCAGTTACCAGAGTTACCGCCAGTTGAGC